TGCCAGAGGTATCATTATTACAAGAGCAGAACAGGTTATTGACTGCCATATTAGCCAAAACAGGTATTACACCAGGTATGATATACAATGCAGTGGTAGACGAAGATAATAAATCAGTAAAAACGACTGGTCACAGCCGATTATCACCAGCATAAGGGGGATTACATCATGGCTTTTAGTGGAAATTATTTAGAGATCAATGGTGTAGTCTTTCCTAACGACTTGATAGCGATAGAATCATTAGTGATAACACCTAATCAGATTCAGGAAGATGACCCTTATCGAGATACAAACGGAAAACTACATCATAGTGAACTACCACACAAGGTAACAAAAATAGAATTTAATACACCAACAATTACGCAATCACAAAATGCCGTACTGCAGACTTACTTCACCAGTATGAGAAATATATCAGTTAAATACTGGAACCCAAAAACCGGAGTATATCAGACCGGTATTTTTTATGCCCCAGATATGGATTTTACAATCAATTACACGATAGGAAGTACGATATATTATAACCCGATAAGGGTGGCTCTTATAGAGGATTAAGAAGGGAGATATAGAATGTTAAGCATACCGGAAGAACTCAAAGAACTATATAAACAAGAAAATATATATAAATATATAACTCTGTATTTCCCTGAGCTTGATCTTACCATTACCAATGAAAAGATTGTAGACAAGTCATTCACATTAACTGAGAGCCTTTGCTCTGAAACAGACTTAACCTTCGGAGCCTGTGAAGCTGCAATGATAGAGATAACAGTGGCAGATATAATACAGGAATTAAGTGGTAAGGTTATGGTAATTACACAAACGGTTGAAGCGTATGAAATGCCATTAGGTACATACATAGTTGATACTGCTGAAAAACAGTCTGATAAGCGGTATAAGAAGCTTACAGCATACGATTATATGCTTAAGACGGACATTGATGTATCAGCTTGGTATAATGGATTAACATGGCCCCAAACGGTTAAGAGCATGAGAGAATCTCTTTTAACTTATTTGGGGCTTTCCTATGAGAGCCAGACACTTACTAACGACACTGTATCTATTTCAAAAACCATCAATCCGGCTTCTTTGATTGGCAGAGATATATTAAGACTACTCTGTTCTATTAATGCCGGATTTGGGCATTTTACGAGGTATAACACCTTTAAGGTTATACAGTTATCAGGGCTTGGATTATATCCATCTGAAACATTATATCCGTCGGAGGATTTATTTCCAAGTGAATCAGGCGAAATAATTACACCAGGCAGTTACCGGACTATTAATTATAGTGAGTATATAGTAGAACCCATTACAATGGTCAAGATTCAATCTGACGATGAAGATGCCGGAGTTACAGCCGGAACAGGTGATAATCAGTATATAATGGCGGGAAATTACCTACTATTCGGTAAAACAGGAACAGAATTACAGGATATAGCAGATGATATTTTCTTGCAGGTTAAAAATAAATACTACCGTCAGCATACAACTGTTATGAATGGACTTCCATACATGGAGGTTGGAGATGCTGCATTAATAATAACAACCAACGATGCTATAGAATCCTTCATCTTCAAAAGAATAATGACAGGTGTACATACTTTAGTGGATACAATTTCTGCAACCGGTAATCAATACAGAAGCCAAACAGTAACACCTAATACGGAAATACAGCAATTAAAAAACAAGACTTTACGAATCCAGAAAAGCGTTGACGGCCTAGAAGTAGAATTAGCAGACACAGCCGAAGGATTAGAAGCAATGATATCCTTTACAGCTGAAGGATTGCAGACGCAGATCACGGATAATAAAGAGGATGCAGAAAGTCAGTTCACTCAATTATCTGATGAGGTAAGCATAAAGGTAAGCGAAGGGGATGTAAGTAGTCAGCTATCAGTTGAACCGGATCAAATCATACTAAATTCAAATAGATTAATAGTACATAGCACAAAATTTCAATTAGATGAATTTGGAAATGTTACGGTGTCGGGCGATGTAGTCAGTGCTAATATGACAGGCGGAACTATTAACGGTACTGAATTTGTACAATCTAACGGTATATTTGGAAGAACTGAGATAAAAGATGGAATGGTTACAGCTTTGCAAATGATGTTAAGACCAGTATCTGCAGGTGGTGGTAGTTTTGCTGGAAATTCAGCTGGTTATTTATTACTAAGTTCCGCAACCATGGGATTTTATAACGGAAGTACTTTAACATTTTCAGTAACTCAGGGTGGTTCCGTTTCTTGTACCAGTTTAGATATTAATGGCACTGCTCCATCACTATCAGGTCATATGCATAGTAGCCTTTACAACGGTTCCAATCAGGTGTTTCTTGGTTCAGGCGGTGGATTTGCATCATCAAATGGTGGAGATTTAGGTTCATCAACATTTCGGTGGGGTACAGTTTACGCACAGACGGGGACTATTAACACATCTGATAAAACATTAAAGAACTCTATCGAAGATTTACCGGAGATATATGAACAACTTATATTAAGATGCAGGCCTGTAAGGTTTAAATATAACGACGGTACCAGTGACAGATACCATACCGGATTTATCAGTCAAGAAGTCGAAGAACTCATAATTGATCTTGGAATGGATAGTAAAGACTTTGGCGGATTTGTCAAGGCCCCTGTGTATGAAGTAGTGAATGAATACGGAGAGTTTGATACCAGTAGTCAAATAACAGGGTACATATACATGCTACGCTATGAAGAATTTATATCCCCGGCATTCCAAGTTATAAAGAAACAACAAAATCAATTGCAGTTGCAGAAACAACAGTTAATAGAGCAAGAAGAAAGAATGAACAGTATAGAAGAAAGATTAAAAGCTCTGGAAGAAGGTGTTAATAATGGATAAAGCGTATGACAGAACAATATGGGAGAATCAGCCAAGTACTAACACGGCACTTGGAGCAACCAATCTAAATAAAATGGACTACGCAATAAATGTTCACGATGATAGAATCATAGCAATGGATACATCTAAAGCTAATCAGAGTACAGTTAATAATACTGTACAGTCCATTACATACAATGAATCCACCGGAGTATTAACAATAACCAAGGTAAACGGGACCAGTACAAACATTGATACCAAGCTTGAAAAATTAGCTGTAAACTTTTTATATAACCCAGAAACTCAGCAATTAGATATTACACTGGACGATGGAACAGTACAGCATGTTGATATGTCATCCTTGGTAACACAATATGAATTTCAGGACACCGACACGGTGTCTTTTTTAGTTGAATCTGATGGAACTATTAAGGCCAATATCATACTCGGAAGTATAACAGGAGAATATCTACAACCGGATTATTTGGCAGATATTATTGTGCAGACCAACATTGCTACAACACAGGCAGGAATATCTACGGCAGCAGCAGAAAGCGCAGCGAATTCAGCAGCAATTGCAGCAGAATACAGTTCTATTGTTTATCCTAACCTTTACATAGACACCAGCACCGGAGAACTTATGAGTGTTGGCGGAGAAAACATAACTTTTTCCATCGATTCGAGTGGAAATTTAATAAGCGAGGTGACAATATAATGGCTAATTTAGGGAAAGTAGTAATCACTCCAAAAGGAACATGGTCTGGACCTACAAACTATGTAAAATTGGACTGTGTATATTATAATGGCAGCACATGGCTTGCATTACAGAATTCAAGTGGAGTAACACCTGTAGAAGGTGCATACTGGACCATTATGGCAAATGGATTTCCTGGAACACTCGCTGCATCTGATGTAACTTATGATAATTCTTTAAGCGGATTGTATTCGGATAATTCACAGGATGTAATAGATGAATTAAATTCAAATATCAATGAAAATGATTCACGGATTGATATATTGGAAAAGTTGGCGGTCTATGAATTTGGAACAGAATACCTATATTATTATCACGAAAAACTAAGAAATAAGCAATCTGTTAAATTAATTTTTAGTGGAGATAGCACTACTTATGGAGATGCTATCACTGATACAAATTGGGTAATAAATAATGCAGCAAAAAATATTTTAACCCAATACGGAGTTAAAGGTATTACATCAATTAATGCCGGACATTCTGGTAAAAATACACAAGATTGGCTTGACAGCTATTTATCTAGTGATTTGGACCAAACTCCTGATTTATATGTATTAAGATGGGGTGTTAACGATAGTGGTGGATTGCCACTCACTCAAACTAAAATAGATGCTTTTGAAACAAGATTAAGGACAGGATTAGCAACTATAAGAGCATCATATACACCAAATCAAATGAGTATATTACTTATGAGTCCAAACTCCACTAATGACTCACCAGGAGGTCGTGATGCTGCATGGTACGAAGCTATATTACCAGTAATCAGAAAAGCTGCAAGAGATTACTATTGTGGATTTTTAGATACATATAGTTATCTGAGAGATAGCACAAATGTAGTTTGGCAGGATAATCCATATGGAGATGGTCGGCATATACATCCTTTGAATACTGGTAATGCATGGATAATTAGTTTAATGTCAAATATGCTTATACCAATATCTCTCAGAAATTATGGGGTAAGTAATTTGCATAGCGATATTGTGATAGCATCTGTTAGTGCTTTACCAAGTCATTTTCCAGAGGGTGTCAGTTTATATCGTGCCGTTGATTTCCCTTACAATGGTTCTATTGTAAATTTGTATCAAAATGATGGTATTATATTACAGTTTAATTATTCTTACACATCTGCACAGTGCGCCTTAAGAACAGGCTTTATAGGTACCGATACATGGTCGGAATGGGTTATAATTGGTCAAAATGAAAACTGGGCTGCACCTACTTTACAAAACAGCTGGGTAAATTATGAGAATGGTCATGCCAATGTCGGATATTTTAAAGACAATAATAACATTGTACACTTAAAAGGATGGATTAAATCAGGATCCGTTGGTTATTCGTATCCAATATTTAATTTACCAGCATACTATAGACCAAATGAGGCATTTGAACAATTATGCATGTCAAACAACACGGTAGGAATACTACAAATTACAACAAGCGGGAATGTGATTCTAGCAGTCGGAAGTAATGTGTCAGCTTCATTGGACGGTATATCTTTTAGGGCAGAACAGTAAGTATATATTATAGAGAGGGGCTCCGGCTCCTCTTATTATTTTACGAAAATACGAGGGTTAGATATGACAATAAATCCGGCTACTTTAATATCAATCTTTGCGCTGATAGTTACAGTAATATCAGTGACATTTGCTATTTATTTCGGGATTAAGGGCAGTAAAAGAAATGATACATCCGACATTGAAAGAAAGGCTGCTGAAACAGCTACAATCAATGTTAAGTTAGACCAAATAGGAACAGATGTCCGGGACATTAAATACGACATGACAGCCACGAAAAAGGACGTACAGGCACTTACAGAAAGAATGATAACCGTAGAACAGTCAGCAAAGTCCGCACACCATAGATTGGATGCGGTAGAAGGGAAGGACTAATTATGAATAAGAAATGGTTAAAGGCAGCAGGTATAAGGGCAATTAAAACGGTAGCACAGACCGCAGCAGCAGCTATAGGAACAACAGCTACACTGGGCGGTGTAGACTGGGCTATAGTGGCAAGTACAGCAGCGTTAGCAGGTATATTATCTCTCTTAACATCCTTTGCAGGATTGCCAGAGTTAAAGGAGGAATCCAATGAATAAAACGACTTCAGCAGCCGGGATAACTCTCTTAAAGCAGTTTGAGGGTTGCCGTCTGGTTGCATATAAGGCATTGCCAACAGAACAATACTATACAATCGGTTATGGGCACTATGGAGCCGATGTTAAAGCCAATATGACAATTACACAGTCACAAGCTGAAACTATGCTTAAAAACGATTTAAAGCGGTATGAGAAGCCTGTCAATGATTATGTACAGGTTGAAATCACACAGAATATGTTTGATGCACTCGTTTCTTTTTGCTATAACTGCGGTGGTGCTGCACTAAAAGGCAGCACGTTACTTAAGAAACTGAATACAAAAGATTATATTGGAGCAGCTGCACAATTTTCTGTCTGGAATAAATCTGGTAGTAATGTTATTAATGGGCTAATAAAGAGAAGAGCAGCGGAGGCAGAATTGTTCTTGAAAGGGTATGGAGAGTACACACCAATTTCAACCATAACCCCTAAGTCATCAACCAATGACATTAAATGGCTCCAGGAGAAGCTTAATAAGGCTAACCCTAACTACACTATACCTATTACGGGAATATTCGATTTTAAGACACGTATAGCTGTGCTTCTCTATGCTGATTTAAAAGGATGGTCAAGTTATAATAATGCTACTGGTTACAATGTAGGAACTAGTACATTAAAATCATTATCAATCATATAGGCTAACCCAGTTAATTACATGTTGCAAAATGTAATATTATGTTATAGGATATAATTACTATAAGATAAAAAGAGGTGTGCCGTGAAAACCCTTAAAAGCACTCAAGAATTAATAGAAATAATGAAAAATAACGGTATAGAATTTAACATAGTGGATGAAGAAAAAGCATCTTCGTTTATGGAATCTAATAACTACTATATGAAATTAACATCGTATAGAAAAAACTATCTCAAGTATATCGATGAAAACGGTAAACAATTCTATCAGTCTCTTGAGTTTGCTTATTTACAAGACTTATCTAGGATTGACATGTATTTAAGGCATCTTATACTGAAAATGTGTCTTGATATTGAACATTCAATAAAAACAAAAATGTTGAATTTTATTTCTTTAAAATCAGATGAAGATGGATATGGTATAGTTAAAAAATTTCTAGATGAAAAAGATACTAAAGATATTATTAAAAACAGTATTAGTATACATAGCTCAAGTGATTACTGCAAGGATTTAATAAAAAAATATAATAATCAGTATCCGTTATGGGTCTTTTTTGAAGTTATCTCTTTTGGCGACCTATGCAAGTTCTATAAATATTTTTGCAAGGACTTATATCCTGGTGAATTTCAATATTGTGATTTATTGTTTCAGGTTAGAAGTTTGAGAAATGCAGCAGCACATAACAATTGCTTGATAAATAATTTGTATCAAAAGAGTGATATAAGTATTGCAAAGGCTACAATTAGCCAGTATGTGCAAAATATAGATAATATAAGCAAAAATCAGCGTAAGGTTAGATTGAAAAACTTTTTTATTTGTGACTTTATTTCATTATTGTATTTTTTTAATTATATAGTTGATAGTTTAGGGGTTAAAAAGAGCAGATATGCTGAACTTGATGAATTATTAAATCAAAGAATGATAAAAAATTCTGTTTATTACAAAGACAACGATATCGTTAAAAATAGTTATAATTTTTGCAAATTAGTCGTTGACAATATGAAAATTAACGAATATACTAACATTACGAAGTTAAAAAATCAATAAATGATTTTTGTACGGGGCGAGCCAACCACTTGCCCCTATTTTTTATGACCAAATATTACAACAGAAAAATCCCCCGGCTCACGTACCGGGGGAAAGGGATGGTTTACTTCTTTGCTATTACTTCTTTTACTCTAGACAATTGTAGATTAGCATATGAGGATTATAATGTCAATTAATAAATAGCAGTGTAGTTAATATATACCTTACAATCGTCAGGTTTCACAATTGTATTATCTGCGTAAGGGAAATCCAGTTCTATTGTAACTGTTCTTCCAGCTTTTACTTGAATAAAATAAGATGTGGTGTCCAGATTCTTCCCATTTTTATATAATGCTATATTTACAGGTATTGAGTATGCATCATAAGTGCTAGTATTTTTAACTTTAACCTTTATTACATCAGAATCAATTGTTGTACTGGTTTTGATTGATGAAAAATCATAATCTTTCATGCTGTCAGCTTTTTCAATCATAGCTTGTTTAATTTTATTTATGCTAGCTGTGGATACCGTACTTGTATCTGCTGCTTGTACTTTTTGACCTACAGAAAAAATAATTACAACTGCTAATAACAGGCATAACACCTTTTTCATATTCATTCCTCCTGAATGTTTTAATTTATTTCAGTATGC